CGGTGAAACAGACAGCGTGCAAACTTTGACAACCGTCTTTATCTTGGTCTCGGTTTTCACTTCTTCCGTTATCGGTTTATGTGGACTGCATTTCATCCACACGAGTACACCAAGCAGCAGGCAAATCAGTATATAAGGAAGCGTTCTCATAACACACTATCCCTGCTAGTCCATTTATATCCGGACAACAAATTATCCAATGATTCTCCCTCATACACCGGATAAGGATATACAGGCTCTTGCGGGGTTTCTTCTCCAAGCTCCGGCAATGTCATTACAGATGGGAATAACATTTCATAGTTAGCAACTTTCATTATTACTTCTGTTCCATCTATGCTCTTTCTAGGAGCCAAGTGTAATTCATCAAGTACCTCTTGTGGTACTTCATTTAATTTTTCTACGGGAAATACGATATATTTCATTGTTTCTTAAATATTGGGTTAGTTACATCAATTAATTCGTCTCTTTCAAACAGGTTCTTTAGCATATTAATAGATAGTTGGTCTATGGTTTTGGTGTAGAACATGAGCTTATAGAAAACCCCATGCCAGTAATTATTAGTAACAGCACCTAAAGTTAATCCTATAGTATCAGTTCCACTACCTTTAGTTATGGCAGTTCCGTTATAGCTAGTAGGAGTTTGATAAATTATTTTCTCAGGTCTATTAGTTCTTTCAATATTTATGTATCCTCCGTAAGAAGAACTTCTATAATAAGTATCATTTGCTATTTCATATTCTAGCATAAATGCTGTTTCTCCAATAGGAGTATTTATAACCCCTTTATGAATAAAACATTCATTACCAATAGTATCCTTATTAATCCATTCTCTCTTAGCAATAACTGTAAAATCAGTCACAGCAGGAATAACAGTATTAACAGCATGGTCATCTACTCCGTCTAATAGTAAGCCGTTAGGATATTCTGTAAGTTGCTCTATAACAATATCACAGTCTCCTACCCAACCATTATCACCAATACTTAATCCTGTAGGATTTCCATCGCCATCTACTAATAAAGAACCATCAACTTCATATATTCCATCCTTATTTATTACTAATTGATATTCAGATAATCCATTAAAAAATCTTATGGCTCTATCAAAAGTTACTCCTGTAATTTTATATTTAGTTTTAGCACCTTTTACAGTTGGATTATTTGTCCAAAACCAATTACTTAATGTTGCTTTACCTTTAGTAACGTGTATACCGTTAGTTATAAATTGGAAATCCAACTTATTTTCATCATGTCTCCAATCTCCATTAAAAGGAACAAATCCTTTTCCTCCATATCCACTCTCACTATTATAAGCAACATTATTTAGATATAATCTTCTATCTCTAATACCGGAAAAATTTCCAGTAGAATGATATAGTTCAATAGCAGCTAAACCTTCAATAGATTTATCTATTAATTGTTTATGTGCATCACTAGCACTACTTAAATCCTTATAGTCAATATCAGCAGAAGCTCTGTTAGCCTTACCATAAGCATCCCAATAGTAGTTAGGAGATTCAACATATCCTCCTTCAATACCCATTACATCATTCAGTTTCTTTATCTCATCTTCACTTGGTATTTCGGGGAAGAGCATGAACTCGTAGAGGGACATATCGCTAAATGTAGCATTAGTAAATGATGTACCAAGTATTGGATAAGTAGTACTATTATCTGTTGCTGTATCATTTACAGCAGTGATATTATGAGTAATGCCTGCTAAATTACTTGGAATTATGTTAGTATTCAAAATTCCATCAATATATGTGCTACCATTATTTCTAGCACTATATGCTGGATGATTTTCACCAGTGTAAATACCAAACGTATTATGACCACCACTAGGTCTTTGGTCATAAAGCATTCCATCGTTACTCCAATTCACCTTCATCATCACACACTTACCACCATGAGCTAAAGTAGGAATAGTAATATGGTCGTCTGTACCGTCAAACTTAACACTACCATCAGCAGCTACACCACTATCTTCTGTATAAGCGAAGTTATTAAGCTTACCATGATTCCCTTTGCCTGTTAAGTCAGGAATATATCCTAGTATCTTGTAGCTAGAATTTGGAATCCTCAACCTATTAGGTGACAGGATACAGCTCGGCTCATTGGCTTTTAGGTAGGTACGTGCATTATCAAACACCATAGACTTCTCTACCTTTATGATAGTGTTTGGGTAAAGCGTTACACCATTATACCGTGTCTCGGATACAGTATATAGCTCCGGTAAAAGGTTGGCACTTCCTACAAAGACTATATCACTGCCTACTTTCAACTTATCTCCCCAAGTGATAGTTTTACCATCTTGTTTTAGATTAATTATTGCTGGATAAGGCTGTACAATATCCTCGTATCTTATATAAGGACGGTCGGAAGTATTAGCCCGGTGGGAAGGCGAACCGATCTGATTCAAACCAACCCGATTCAACCCTATTACATTTAATGGTAACTTGTTAAGCTTCATTGCCGGATTCGGTTACTGTTCCACTTAATACTTCACTTCCACTCTCGATGCGGATAGTTTTCGGATAAACTAAAGCTGAGAAGTCATAGTCAAAGATAATCCCCGAATTATACGGGATGATGTTGGGAACCGCTACCATATCAAAGCCTCTCTCAGTGGCAGTCCGACCGTCAACAGCTTCCGCATATTCACCATTCTTCTGATAGATTTTAAGACCACCATTGGACACACGCTCCAAGTGAATATTAAAATCTGCATTTACCACTACTTCCGCCACATATTCCTGAGTATCATTATTCTTTGTAAATCTTAAATCTGCCATGATTGTTCCTCCTATTTTAATTTATAACAATTCCCATCCGGCTTCTATGTCAGCCATGACAGCCGGGATACCGTTCTCTACATGTGAGATAGCGGCAGCGAAAGCACACATGGTCGCTTTGTCGTTGATGTCCGGGACGTATGTGTTCGGGACTTGCATTTCACTGCATACACGGCTGATATATCCGGCTGTATTATTCTCGTTCTCCGGTGCCCACCGGTGGATAAAATCTGCCACCGTCTGACAGCCGTGTCTCTTACGGTAGTTCTGCAAAGTGCGGATAAGGGCACGGTAGCCCCATCTCATTTCCGTAAACTGGAAGAACGACTTATCTTCCTGCTTTTCTCTCAATCCCTGCCATTTGTCCTTTGTGATGCGGATGTTGCCCGGATTATTGTTTCTTAGTCCTCTTGGTAAACTCATATTTATTTCCTCCTATAATATCAATGTTAATACTCCGATTTGAATCGCTTGTCCGATGAACCCGCCTATCAGCGTGGCGGCAATATCGAGCCAATCCCATTCGTTGCCGTATGCACGGTCCTTGAACTCCATGCCGACAGCCAGTCCTGCCGCAAACAGGATGGTTAACAGTGCACCTGCCGGGATGGCGTAGAGCAGGTGCTTGATACGGTTACTTTCATTTATCCAGCTCATATAATTATGTTTTAATAATCACTGGGCGGCTTACGCTCCTTGCATCCTCTGACTTCGCATTTCTTGAAATTCAATGCCTGATTCTCGAGTTCGAGCTTTACATTCTTAGACTGTAGGTCACGTATGCGCTCGCGGTCTTCATTCTTCTCAACATAAAGTTGGTCGATCTTGGTATCCAGTTCATGAACTTTGGCTTCTTTCTTCTCGTACAATTCTTTCCACTCGGCTGCATACTGGGTTATATTCTCAGCTTCCGCCTTCTTGGCGGCTGCTGCTTCTTTTCTCTTCTTTGAATCGTAGAACTGGAAGGCTCCAATGAGGGGAAGCAGGATGGTTGCGACTATCCCACCTATCATTGCCACTATCTGACTGATTTGTTCCATATTAAACCAAGCAAGTAAGATAAACGGTCAACAATGAAATTACCTCAATCCAGAACATAGGCTTTCTCTTTATAAAATCGGAGATGAAGTTACCCGTCCAATGCTTCTTCATGGAGACAACCATGTAAATAATGAATCCCGACCATAACAGAAGCCAGTACCAACTGTTACAGCCTACCCATATCTGGGAGAAGATTAAAGACATGGCGGCACCTATTGCATGAGGAACCTTTTGCTCCGATTTGAAGTTGGGAGACACACCGAGCACAACCATACCGACAACCGAAAGGAATACAAGAAACTGGCTGTTCTCCGTACTTGATTCCAAAGCTGCCGGAAGAAGCAGAACACCGGAGCCAATCATACACAGAGCGAACCAAAACTTATGCGTCAATGCATAGTAGGTGGCACTGATTGAATAAGGGATTTCTTTCCCTTTCTTAATCATCGCATAAACATAGCCTGCGATGAGAATAAATGATAATAGTACTAATAGAATCATAGCTTTATCTGTTTTTGAGTTTATAATACAAAATTGAGCTGTTCCGGGTATCCGGTTTTGTAATTGTAGGCTTCCACTTGTCCGGCATCAGACAAACCTTTCACAGCCGCTATATGGGATTGCGTCACATTGTAGCAGTCAAGGGCGTACAATTCAAGCTGGTTGAGCATAGCCAGCGCATCATCTACCGGGATAACGTACTTCTCGGCATTGTACCAAAGCGTGGTATTTATCCGACCGGATTCTTTCTCGATACCGATTGAGTTGACCAACCCGACACGGGTGTCTTTGTCTAACCATATCTGTTTTCCGGCAAGCGTGAAAGAGTTGACGGCATCCGACTTGTCATAGGCGTTGATTTCCGCGATCTTCATCTCTTTCAGTTCGTCAATCGTATATTCATGCTCGACCAGTATAGGATACCCTTCATCATTGGTAACAATAAGCTTTCCCGCAGATTGACCGTCTAACAATTCTTGCCAATACTTTTTCGTAATCTCTATTGCACCTTCTTGGGGTGTGTCGTGGAATCCGTTTTTCCAATACATTTTTTGTTCCATAATTATTCTTTATTAATTATTTCCAACTTCCTATTGCTATCCATCTGAATGACTGCGAAGAAGGGGATACACTTCCCGCGTTTGCGTATCTTCTATAAACCGTAAAATATGAAGCATATATAGCTGCATAATTCACAGACCATATAGAATTATCCGTATTATCCGTAGAACTGGAAAAAGCTAGGGAAAAACAGGATTTGAAAGATATTGGGAAATTGACAGACTGATTATTTGAAGCACCGGTGCTAAAATATCCCCATTGTATCAACAACCCGTTGTTGAACTTCGCATATCCGTTCTGATTAAGTGAAACGGTCATGGCGTTGGATAAATCCGCTTTAGCCAGTCTTGGGATAGTGTTTAGTAATTCAACAACCTGATCCCCTGAAAAGTTACTATTATAATCACTCATAAATATTTATTTTTTATTACGTTAAATGTATTACCGTCAGACAATATAAATCTTCCCTCCGTAACCGCGAATGCCTCTCTCTTACCTTCTTGTGACACTTTAGTTTCCACCGATGCCGTATCACTTTCTTTTATTGCTAAAAAAACAACCGTTTGCGACCTGTCAAGCCCCTCATTGGCGATATCACTTGTTACATTAGCGATATTATTCTCGCCCGGAGAAATAACAATATTACCTTCTCCCTCTTTCCATTTTATTACTATGTCCGTCATATTGCTGTCCATGAAGTGTTTGAATTTACAGTTATAGAAGTAGGAGAACCGTCTTGCGGGATCACTATATCCTTCGGGGAAACAGACAGAATGACATTTTTCTCTTCCTGGATGATATTTAACCCTGCAACATACCCTGTGTTCGCATCCGTTATCTTATATTCCCCGGTACGCCGTTCTCCCATATTTGCCGGGATTGTAACAGCTATCTTATACATTCCGACATCTCCGTTTCTTGGAGATATGCTTTCCGCAAACGACACATCCGAAGATACGCTCCATGCGTGACCAGCTTTCAGTATCGCATATTTTATTCCACCATCTTCCGGGAATTCCAGAGTTTCCGGAGTCACAACAATATCAACCCCTACACCCATTTGAACTATACCTATTTCCGAACTTGCACCCGTATCCGTTCTGAATACTATACTACCCCTCCGTTCATTCTCATCATTAGGACCCGATACTATATTCAGCATCACAGAAGAACCGTCTCCACTGCTCGGAGCAACCGTGATCCATTCAGGTTTGTCTTCTATATACCAAGACGAAGACCCGACCAACTCTACTTTCTCTTCTCCACCAGATTTCAAAAAACGTACTTCCTTCGGATCAACCGATACATATTCATACCTCTCCTGCGCTACATCAACCGTCTTACCCAAATATGCATCGTAAGTTATAAACTCAATCCGCCCATCCCTATCTCCTTCGTAGTTGATATCAGCCTTGACAACAACATCTGTCTCCTCATATTCCCCCGAAATACTTCCTCCATTATCAGGCGTAACCGTTATCCATTCAGGTTTGTATATCAAAACCCAGGCTCTATATCCCGATATTTTTATAACTTTCTCATCTCCATGTCCGTTAATATCCAAAGAAGTCGGTTCTATTATCAAGAATTTAGACGGATGCACACGTTGAGTAAAAGTAAATACAGCAGTCGTTGTTTGATAAGGATACTTTCCAATAACCGTAACCTTTCCGACACGTTCCTCCCCATCATTAACAGCGTAATTAACCACCACTTCCGTTACACCTGTGCTACCTTCCTCTTTATCCACCGTTAGCCACGACGAATCTGGTAATATCTCATAATTAATATTACTTGTAATTAATATTCTCTTTTCTCCCGCAATTCCTTCATCGCTGCCACGTAAAGGTTCTATTGTTATTGTCGGTTCCCATAGTACAGCCAAGCCGCCACTACCTTCTACTTCTATAGACATAGTTACAAAATCACCCTTTCTGCCCGTTATCGTCATACGAGTTAACATGCCCTCGCCTTGTATAGTTAATCTCCCGTCTGTAACATAGTCATTCGCATCCATTACATCCGCGTGAGGTCTTACACTACCAAGCGTTATCATAACAGGATTATTATCGATAAGCGTTTTAAATAATTCCGATGTATCTCCTCCTTCACTTATCAAATATCCGCTACTAAGACGCCAGTTCTTTTTTCTTTTTTTCTTTTTTACCCATTGACCGGTATCGGGACTCCCGACTTCTATAGTATCAGCTTGAATGTCTATCTCACAGGTGGTCGAATAAGCATAAGCCTTATACTTACCATCTTTCTGTATGAACAATATCAGATCGTTTCCTTTTATCTTAGCCATATTAACCTGGTATATTTTCAATCATTATCTCCTCCGATTCGTCGGCCCATTCTATCTTTTCTGAAAGTATGCGGTATACTTTTTCATCTCTTACGAGCCTCATCATCGGAGTTAAATCACTTCGTTCAACCGTTATATTAAGCTTCTCTATAACTCTACCGTAGACCTGTTTTAGTATACCCAAAAGATGTTGCTCAGCTAACATGCTAGCACCTTCCTGCACAAAATACAACGGTCCGATATCTCTTCCTGCACCATATAATGTGTTGTACGCAGCCTGGTTATTGTTATTACTTGCTATTTTAAGCTCAAGTTCCTTCTCTCCTGATGCACGCCTTTTTAAAAGAGACACATATACATTTTCATTTTTATTTGACTTACCAACAGGATTCAACCTATCATCCTTATAATAATCAACTTTCAAATTATCAATATAGAGCTGCTTGTACATCGCCGTATTGACTATAGCATGCATTGTTAACTCCACGATTCCCGACAAATCTTCATTTATAGGCATTACATATCCATCTGCCCCATTGTAAGGCATATCCAAAGTTTTTGTACTCAATATCTTTCCCGGTATAGAATATCCATTTTCGCTACCGGCTTGAATTTCAAACCAAACCTCATTGTTCGACCAACCACTTCCATTCCACCATTTATCCCCCACTCTAAATTTGATTTCTATCGCTCCTGCACCATCTGTCGGATTATTAGGATTTAACATAAGTGCAGTTTCATACCCCGTTGTTTGTCCCGATATCACAAATGCCCCATTACTATACTTTGCCGCATTCGCTGATCTCATTACAAGGATAGGCATCCCTCTTGCCTGTTCCAATCCGGGACGTGAAATTATCTGCTCAGACCGAGCAATTATCCATATTCCATTTTTGTAATTATAGTTTCTTTTGTTTTGCAAATCACCTGCTGAGTATATATCTCTTTTAACATACATAGCTCCAACACCAATCATCATATTATTAAAAATATATGGACTGTCTTCCCATACCCAATCGCCATCATCTGTAAATCTCCCCCTATATACTTTCATTTGTACATCGGTGTTTTCAGATTCATAGGCTATTACTTTTTTATAACCGGTAATTGTATCATTGGTTTTATATGTTATTGTCCCATCATATATCACATTCATAAACCCCTCATCAATTGAAGGAACTACCGTCCCAACCGCATCTATTTTAGCAACAACCTTCAACTTGTTTACACCCTGTAATATTTCCTTCTTGTTGTCGCTACCATCCAATGAAAGAAGAGAGAAGTCAATCTCTTTCACAACTTGCCTGTTAGCAATATACGTACCACCATAGACTATCTTTCTTATATTTTCCATAGTGGTTTTATAACATTCGTCCGCCTGTCCGATAAAATATAAATCTTTCTTGCGTTCATGCAACGTCCATCCCCAAAACTTACAAAACTCTTCCAAAAACGAAAGGCACGTGTCGGCATCGTATCTCTTCCAATCTTCCGAATCCTTTTCATCCGAACCGTTATCCTTGAAAAAAGTCTGACGGGACAGGCTTATTTCAAACGGAGCTTTCAGACCACCCTCATTTTCATCATACCACACTTCCCTTGGATAATATACATTATCATAAGCAACCCCAGTGGCTTCTATACATTCCAAGAATAATTCAGCAAGCATCACAACACCCATTCCTTTCTCTTGGTCCAAATACACCCCGTCCAACAAGCCTATCGGAGAAATAAGAGGATATTCTATTACCAAGGGGGTAACATCCCAGTCTTCTGAAAATGTGTCGGCCTGCATATATCCACGCCATTCCAATTCATTGTCAATATGCAATTCTACATAATGCTGGCTATTATCCGATGGCATCAAGCCTTCCAGGTCGCCATTATCTACAACACGCAGATAACCAGTCTGCGACCGGATGGGTTTCAAATAATCGTCATCAGAATCCTCTTCAGTGGTGATGGGATTCGCTGCCGGTTCCAACTCTGTGACTCCGCCATCCCATCCCTCCTCGTAGATATCAATCCTTCCATCTTTATTTTTGAGTGTCTTGAACTTTATCTGCCATCGTATTTTTCTTGCCATATCCTTTGTTTATTAGATCCTGCATCATTTTAGCTTTTTCACGTAGTCTTTCAATTTCTTCCTCTGTCGCTTCCGGTTTCTCTTCTTTCTCCCATGGAAATTCTAGATCCAAGTCTTTACCGGTCTGAACCTTGTGTAACACTTGGACTTCCATCCTCGTACGCTCCCAGTCCTGACGATAACGCCTGTTTAGTCCTATGATATAATCACGTGCTTCATGTATACTCATGCGGTTAAAAAAATAGTCGGGAGAACAACCGCCCTCACCGACTATCAATTGATACACTTCACGAGCGTTCAGACTTTTAACGTCTTCCGAGACTTCCTCTTTTTTTTTTCAGGTTCAGCACTCTCTACCGTTTCGGAAAGCACCTCCATACGTTTCACATAATAATCACTCATGGCGTTTACCAGGGTGATGTCATTCAACGATAAAATGAAGTCCTCAAAAGAAAGAGTGAAACCTTCGTTAGCCCGACATAAAATACAGTAGTACAATATATGAAGACATAAAGTACTTTCCGGATTAAAAGGAAGTTTTTTCCCAGCCATCACTTCATAGGTGTACATAGGTCCCCAAATGCTGTCAAATGAGAATTCATACTCCTTGCCTTTGATTGTAACCTTCATCCTTCAGCTGCTATTTTTCTAAGCGCTCCATATCCGGTAAGAGATACGGATACACTTGCGTTACTACCTTTTGTTGCATCCCGGTCAAGCGCAGTTATATGGGCTTTTCCTTGATACATCCCCTTCGCCGGAGCAGTCCATCCTTCTTCGGGTACACCATCATTGTTTGCATTTGTCGGGAATCCTACCGTAATCGTCAACGGTTTACCCGCAACAAACAGATCAAACAGCTGGTCATATACGTAGTCATTATTACGATCCTTATCCGCGCTGTCCACCGATTCATTCGTGGCACTCCAGTTCATGTTGCCTATTTCGGCAGCATCCCAAAAGCCGTCGTCCTTGGTAGCGCTGTCCACCGTATTAGCAGCAAGGCTAATTTTACAACTCGTCGACAATGCTACGACCTTGTCTTCTATCCATAGCATCAAATCTTTTCCATTCAAGCTTTTTGCTTTTCCCATATCAATACTTATTTAGTTAAACATTATATCAATAGTCTATCGTCTTTATATTGAAATTCAACGTCACACTGATAGCGTCAATTTCCTGCAAATAATCCTCGGAGCTTCCATACAACATGCAATCTCTCACTTCAAAATCCTTATACTTTTCCGACACACCTTCCAAAGCATACCGGGCCATATTAGCAATTCTAATAGCAGAGGAGTATGTTTTTGAAACAACCACTACCGACGCATTTACATTATCCTCACAGCTTCCATCCTTTGTGTCCGTCGGAGATATTCCCGCACTTCCATATACAATGAACGGGTATTCAGGCGCTCCCTCGGGAATAACAAGAGGATAAATTCTGCTTCCGACCTCCTTCACCAAAGCCTCATCTTTGAGCAAGGCACTCTTTATATGAAATCCAACTAATAAACTCATAGCCTTTTATATTACCTATGTTATACGTTTTTAGGTTACTTTCCATATCCGGCTTCTACTATAGCCTGTTCCAGTTTCTGCGACAAGGTGTCCGCTGATCTTCTTACCGCAGCATCAGAAACAGAGAAAAAGTTCAATGCGCGCAACGAACCGCGATTAGCGGTTTTTCCACTCTTGCTTTTCGTCCGGGTGAAAGCTATACGACTTGTTGTCCCTTGATTATGCATTCGCAAGATAAAAGACCTATCCCGTCCGTAGTAGGAATCTACCTGCGTAGTCCTGGCGCTTCTCTTCCGGTTGCGCACTATCCCACTTCTCCCACCTTTCGGCAAAGAGTAGTTGCTTTTCTTTCCAGTTGAACGTTGATTAAAAAGCGATATGTTACCACCCAATGTTTTTTTATAAACGCCAACCTTCACACCCAAATAAGATTTTCGCGGGTCATTAGGCAACGCCCGTTTTGCTGCGTTCTGTACTTCCTTTTTCGCCTGATTAAGACTTTGGCGGATATACCTTTTCAAGTCTTTCTTTCGGATTATCTCCGTGTAGCTTAAACGTTTCAGTAATCCTAACGCTCCCCTGGCATCCGTAACTACTACGGGAGTCTTGACTATATAGCCTGCTTCTACCTTTGCCATACTCCTTATCCTTTCAGAATTACACCTTTTCCGGTTCTCTTGCCGTAATTATTGATAACAGTGACTATCTGCTCACCCGTCACTACTGTTTTTCCACCGCCACCGTTACCTATATTGCCGGAATGGATGGAATCATACAGTTTCTTCTGGTCGGCTTCGTTGATAAACATTTCCCCACTACTCACACGGGCGGTTATGCCGTCCATATAGTTATGACCACCTACAATACCACCTTCAGCAAAACTTGGAACACTCATTATTGCAGCCAATACAGAAGCAACGGCAGCAACCGCCATGATAGGACCAACAATAGGAATACTAGCAACAGAAGAAGCGGCACCGGAAGCTGCATTTTTAGTATTCGCATTAGCTTGTGCAGTTTGCGCCGCAGTTAATGCTGCTATCGCAGGAATAGCTTCAGCAACCGCACCGGCTATTCCGCCGATATAAGTCAACATAGAACCAAAAACGCTGTCGGAAAGCCCACCCATCTTCATTAAGGCAGCACTTACCTGATCAAGATTAGAAGCCAATTTATCTGTACCATCTTTTTGTTCGCCTATTCCGGTTATCCCCTCTGTATATTTCTGCCAAATAGCAATCTGTTCATTTAAATAAGCTTTTTCATCTTCATTCGCAACAGATAACATCTTAGTGTATTCCTGTATCTTGCTTTGGGCTATCTCATACATCTGAACCTTTCCTCTTAGTGCTTCTGTCGGATCTTCTCCTTCCACCTTTTCATCTTCGATATCTACCATTGCAGCTTGAATCGGTTGGGTCAATACAGGAAGAGTTTTACCGGTGCTTATAGCCTTTAAGACTTCATCGCTTAATGCATCACTGCCGGAGATGACTGTTTTTATTTCTTCGTTGAGTTGTTCGTTGTTGTAAAATGGGTTTATATTCTTCTCTCTTGCTTCCCTGATAGCCTTGGCGGATGCATTTGCAGCACTCTCTTGCGCTTTAGCGGATGCAGTTATTGAATTATCAAACTCTACAATTGATTCATTATACTCTTGTCTCTGTTGGGAAATCAATTGAGATACAGAATAATATTGCTTTCCCAGCTCTGTCAATTTTATCAAATCATCATCACTTAATTTATTCAACAACTTATTATAAATTATCGCGTCTTTATATCTTTCAGCAGCACCTTCTTGCGCTATTTTAGCAGCGTCATTAATTGATTTAGTCCGACCATAATCATTTGTTCTCACAACGTCTACTCTTCGGTCGCTTTCAATCCGATCACTCAGTTTTTCATATTCCTCATATTGTTGTGCCCAATAGTTTTTTTCCCTTTCCCGTGATGCAGATGGCATTAAATCAATTCTCATTACCTTTTCAAAATCTTCAAGCTTTATATCTGAAGCTCTTAGTTCTGTTCCAACAGCGATAGATTCTGTAAGCGCATTCAATGCGTCATTTGCAACCGTCTTGCCCGCCTCTTCTTTCTTTTTTAACTCTTTATCCCAATCCTCAAACGATTTTTTCCTTTCCGATTCGTCAAGCTGCTTATTTTTAGCGTTCAATCTTGCCTTCGCTATAGCCTCATCAAACTTCCCCTGGTAGAAATCGAATGAAATTCTTGTATTCCCCAATTGATCCAAAGCACTATATGCATCTTTTGATTTTGCTATTATACTATCCAATCCATTAAGAAAAGAGGTGAAATCCCCCGACCCCAAAGAATAAAAGAATTCATCTATGCTGTTTTTTGCACTTTCCATTGTGGCAGCAGTTGCATCACCCAGAACTTGGGATGAGTTTAAGACTCTATTGAATGCCTCACCAGCTCCCGCAGCAAGTCCGATTGCTCCTGCCATTTTAGCTATAACTCCCTTGGCATTCGTCATCACCGTGCTTAATGAAGTGTTTTTATCAATGAATTTATCCAGACCTTTCTGTGCTTTCTGCAATCCGCCATCATACTGAGAAGCGTCCATTATAAGACGTGTGATTAAATTTGCCATACCCTTTTTGATTTAGTAAAAACGGGCGGAAACAGAGTCCGCCCGCAAAGATGATAAACAAAACAAAATAGAAACGGAAGTATTACTCAGATGCACACTTTCCAAGAACAAAAGCCTCTTTACGCAATGTAGTCATAGACCAGTCAGCATTCAATGTCAGACGCACGGAGTCACTTGTGGCACCGGTGTACGGATCAATAATGAATCGCTGCTGTCCGAATCCTTGCAATGGTTCGTATCCCCAATACCCAAATCCGATGAATGTATCTTCTTCGGTGTTGATATAGTTGGTAGTGAAAACCGGAATACCGGCAATAGCACCGTTCTCTATAATCATTCTTCCACTCCCTACAGTACGTTCCGTAGATTCTAATTCACCCTTGGTATATTCATCCATCACGTAGCAGGGATTCAAACCTTCAATGCCTTTCAAAAGAGCCAAAGAACGCATCAAAACCAATTCCTTGTAAGTGGGAATAGCACCGGCAAATGCAATGTAGTTAGCGGCTTTTCTTTTTGCCTTCGTAGTCAGCGTACCAATATCCACAGGACTTCCCTTCGCTATTTCCATAAACGGACCGACAAGCTTATGATTGATGCTCTTATCCGTAGTAAACATCATACGGTTAAGCGTACGAGCCATAGCCTGCGGAAGCTGCTGTCTTACCACTTCATAAGCAACACCCTCTGTCTGAGTGATGGTCTGATTTGTGATCTTGACTGTTACACCCACGCGCACCGGTTCCGGTTTGATTTTTCCAAAATCTACCTTTTTATCGGTCAACTCCACAGCCTCCCCAGCTACTTCCGCTTCAATAGAGCCAACAGTCGGCCATACATAATCACCGGCCAAGCCTGTCATCAACGGAAGACCAACCTTTTTCAGAATCAACCCCTCTTCCAACGGAAGAAGAATATCATTGATCGTTAACGGTATCAGCGGTTCAGCTCCGGTTGTCATTATTCCGGTATATTCACGCTGCAACGGGACGTTCGTCATCTTTTTTATGTTCTCCCGCAAAAAAGCATCAAAAGCGGCTTCCCGGCTCGTTACCGTGACATATCCCGTCTTTTCAGCGGACGCAATACGCACATCAAGCACGTTCATTTCACGTTCAAGAACCTTCAACTCTTCTTTCTCCTGTTCTGTGAATTCTCTCTTGTTTTCACCCTCAGCAGCATCAGCAATCTCATTCATACGGATTACAATCTGCTCTCTTCTTGCGATGTACTGCTGTACACTAACCTTCTTGTCCTTATTCATATGTTTCTCAATTAAAAAAATGTTTCTTACTTTTTTCTCTTACTTCTCTGATAGCCCGCTCTCTTCTACGAAATTCCTCACGTTTGCGAGCCTCATCATTGGAGTTGTCACCTATTTTCAAGCCGGTTTGCTCAATTTCCCGTGCTGTTACGCTGGTTTGCGTATATGCAGGGTCACTGGCTATCGTCATCTCATAAACCATGCCTATCTTTTTTACATGGCGAATCAGAATGTCGTTTTCATCCTTAGTATAATTCACAGCGGAAGCCTCATCACTCCAATAAGTAAAAGAGCTACCACTCATGTCGCCACGTTTCACCAGTTCCAAGGCATTGTTACCGTCAGAAGTATTAGGAGCCTCAAATTCGTATTTCACACCAATACTATCAACAGACAATTTAAGAGTTCCAACCCCCTTGTTACTTCTTGCCAATAGTTTTTCCCGGTTGTGCCACATCGTCATCTTAATATCCATCTGTGCCAACTCCTGCTCAGTTATTGCCCCCGGCTCTATTATTTCCCGATAATCGTCCCAATAATCAACCAGCATCCGACTCTCTACACCGAATACGATTGCATATCCCTCAATTATACGATTGCCGCCTTCCCCGTCGGAAACTTCACGCAAATGCGGCTGAAAGTGACCGCCCATTGCGCTTCTTATCTCTCTTTTTCTTTCTTCCATGTTTGTTATTACGCTTTCTCTATAAAACAGACCTTCTATAGAACGCACTGCTATAAATACACTTCTATAGAACACACTAACTTTACAGCTTCTATATTACTTTCTTTTACCGTTTTCAGGTTACTCGCTCTCAACGCTACTTCCTTCATCTATCACATTGCATACAATTGAGATGCTTCCGTCAACCTTACTTCTGTTAAAACTTTCAATTGCGTAGATCTTACCATCCCATTCCAAACGACATCGGTCATTCACCAAAGGGTTATTCCGCATCATAACGCTTATACTGCCGGACATCCATACTTCACCGGCTGTCAAAGCCTTCGCACCTCTTTGAAAAGTCACACCCGCCCATACCGTTTTCTTTTTAATAAATATAACCTCCTGCTCACCAAACTCTCCCCGGTTAACTGTAGGAACCAATATGCCTATCCGTTCATTCAAACTTCCCGCCCTCAGCATATCAAACCTCCCTATCCGTTAGTTTTCTGTACGGCTTGCAATACACTTCCAAAGAATAAGGCACTGTGTTCTGCGAAACAGAAGCGACCGGCTCCCGGTTACGGTAGTTGTGAGCCGCCAATATCAGAATGGCCAATTTTAATCTGTCCGGAAACAGCTCTCCATCTTCCGCTCCACCGTTTTTCTCGGCATAGCCTATACGTTTCAATTCTTCCAATGTGCGGTTCGTACCCTCTATCACGGCATCCTCCGCAGCACTTCCATATAATCTAATAATTTCGTCCTCATCTTCGAAGTCCACACGCATCTGCGCCTTAAGCTCATTCAATGTCACAACCCTTAATTCACTCATTTTCTTCCTCCTTCTTATTATCCGATAGCTCGTTGAAGCCTTTCGCCGGTTCAGCCACTTCCCCACTCAACTTAGCACTTCCAAGAGGCGCAAGATTAACACTCAGATAGACATCATCCCCTTTATCCACCGGGATTTTGTCGCTTTCCCTACGTAGATCGTTGACACTTGCCTGCCCATTATCCAACCGCGCTTTGTCCCACTTGGCCTTACTATCCAAATCCAAAGCATACAAGCTACCCAAATCATATTTAAATTTATAATCCTGATAGGTATCAACAGTTAATAACTTGGATGAAAATTCCCGCTCTATTTCTGTTACTATCGGTTGCAATGCTTCTGTATAAAAAGCAATATTGCTAACCTCTACGCTTTTATAATTGGCATTACTATCATCCATCAACTTGGACGGCGGGACATTAAAAAATCTGGCTATTTCGCGAAGCGTAAACTTCTTGTTTTCCAAAAACTGCATGTCCGCCGAACTCATACTGATAGGGTTTAATTTTCCATCCCCTTTCAATCGCAGAATATCATCACCACGATTTAACGCCTCCTGAATATCGTCACCCATTCCTTCCATCTGCCTATCCTGGTATTCACCAAACCCCTTGACGGAAGTATCATTTTGAAGAATCGCCTTAAAACGCCCGCCGGTAGCAAATCGTTTCAAAGTCTCATTATCAGCAGTCGAAGCGATACTCAATGTCATAGCGGCATAAGTTATCGTAGAAACCCCAGTATATCCACCATCCCTACTTACATTCTTCAGATGGATCATGTCGTCTGCACCTACCGTTTTGTATATACAGTTAACAGGATCGTTAATGGTGTATGTATTACTATACATGTCATACATCACAGAACCGGGAGAACACAAATGCATCTTCTCCACACCGTTATACCTGCTTCTTGCCGGATAGATATAGGCATTTCCCCTCAAAAGAATCATTGCCACCGCATTTTTCATCATAGTAAATGAATTCATGCGCTCATTAGGCCGGACACTTAGAAGATAGTTCAAAAGCTTTCCATCCTTATCCTCGTACATCTTAAAGTAGTTCTTTACCCGGTCTTTTCTCTTATACTGCAATGTAAGCGAAGCGACAGAAGAAGATATCAGATTCACGGCACGGTAAACTGCCGCTATCTTCATTGAAGCCTCAGCACTTGTCACCCATACCACATTCTGTTTGTAATCACCGCCCGTCGAGCTTTTCTTTTCGCTTTTGTTCCCGGCAATCACCTCTCTCTTGAATAGATTTATAAATTTGTTGCTCATCATATTAAACCGTTACATAATACGGTCTAATACCTGTTTGAGACTACCTATTGCTCATAATTGTTATAAAGCCAGAATGTCATCAAAGAAGCGATCGCACCGTCTATCTTCAAATTTTCCTTTCTCTTCAACGGTTTTTTATTACACATCCTGTCTTCATCCAAGTAGCAATTCCCGAAACAATACGGAAGAATAGGATTCATGGAAAGAGCAACCTTTGGCGGCATACTCTTTGCTGCCATCTCGAATGTTTCCACAGGAGAAGTAAATGCACCATACGTCTGAGGAACAGCACGGAGTATCTTTTCCGGCTTCGTACCCGAAGCCATAATCGCAGCCCCCAATGCGTTTACGACCTCTTGAGATTTATACGGGTCATATCCTATCTGAAGAATTGTCAGCTTCTTATTCCTCTTCAAAACATCTTCCACTATCATAGACTCGCTAATAACAGCCCCCGGGCATATCCTCATGAATCCCGTACTGACCCATATCTTATACAACTCCTTATTCGGATGACTCTTCAGCGTCTCTTCCGGGATATAACAATCCATCCACAGGTAAAACTTCCGCTGTGCACGACTATAGATGTTATATACAACTGCCGAGAAGTCATCGCTGACAGATAAGTCCATAGCCACCATTGCCTCCGGTCTCCCCTGTATATTCTCTATATCAAAACCAGTCATTAACGACCTTGCAAGATTCTGAGGTATCCAATCCTTTATTCCACCGGACACAAAGATGTTTAGAAGCTTGGTCTTAAACTCTATCATAGCCTCAACATCACGCTGAGCCTTATCCCAGCGCTGCTTATAATACCCTTCCTGTACGGTTATCCCGATATGAGGGTTACATTTTCTCCACACCTCCGGTTTTCCCATCTCCTCTTCGGTCATCTCCCACGCATCAGGCTGAAACAGCGATGCAAACTGACAATCATCGGTATATTCTCCGGTCAACACTCTTTTAGCATTCTCCAATTCGCGCGAAAACGGACCATCTTCTACACGGCTTGCAGTTGTGATGATAATCGTAAGAGGTTCCCGCCGCGTTCCCATCGAAGATGTCAGTACCTGCAAAAGCTCCGCACCGTCCGAGTGATCACGCACGTATTTCGCCTGCGCGTATTCGTCAAATATAACCAGAGATGCATTCAAGCCATCCTTTGTATCACCTCCACCGGTAAGACATTCTACAAATGATTCGCGTTCAAACTTATTAGGCCGCCAGTGCAAGGTTTCGCGTGTTGCTTTGAAGTATTTCTTTCGAGGGTCTAACTGTTTGATTATCTTTTTGATTTCCTCAAAACATATCTTTGCTTGTTTGTAACTGTTCGCGGCTGTATACGCCTGTGCATTTGCATCACCAAACAGAAACTCGTTTACCGCCAATGAAGCGGTACTTGTTGTCTTGGAGAACTTTCTAGGCACAAAGAGGATAGCTTCACGGACAAGCCTTCTCAATTCATACCTTTTACCCCCTTCCACTTTTTTAGTGAGTTCCTCTGCATCCGGCATCCCCTTAGCATCTCCCACTACTTCCCACCGGTAAAATCCCAAAATGGACGCGAACTGAAAATACTGTATTCGCGTCAACTTATAACAGCGCCTTCCGTCCATCCCGGAAAATTTAAGGCTCTCATAAAGCTTGACGAATTTTTTCACCTTAGACGGACGGAAGACATACGTATCCATCAACCGGAAAAACTTCAAGACAGCCAGTATCTCATATAGATTATGGCTGTCCGGCTTTTCCCTAACCTCTTCCACGTAAGACAAGAGACGGGGATCTATCGTATCCAGTTGGTATCTCTCTATGTCAACAGATAAAAGTTCCCGCGTCCTTTCATTCTTATATTCCCTAGTAGACACATCCTGCACATCATTCCTCCTTCAAGTCATTCATCAGATTAGTAAGAATATCATTGTCTTCTCCACTCTCTATCTTTTTTTCAGGGCGTATTTCCCTGTTCATCATTAACGACTTCAATGAATTCTGCGCAGCCTTAGCCATCATGCAATAAGTATCATAAGCCGGATTCTTTATCTCCCTCGGATGTCCCTCGCGGCTTTTTTCCGTAATCGTGACATCCTTGCCGTATGTTTTCTTCGCCACATCCCGAAATACAACCAATATGGAAGCCGCAACCTCTACCTGATAAGTAAGCTCCGGTGAATACAGTTCGTTTTTCTCAAGCAAAGTCCTAATCCATCTTTTAAGCTCCTTCACTTTTTTATTATATTCTTTATTCTCTTCCATAAGTTAAATATTTTAAGCATACCTACTTTTGCTAATTGAAACCCTATTCGTGGAATCATACTTTTTTACCCCCACGGGCATTTTCCCAAAAACAAAAAAATGTCTCTCCTTAGGGGCAGTGGATTTGAGTAAGACTGGGGCGGAAGAAAAAACACCCCCCCTGTCTTTAAATATTACTTTTCAACTAAAGATAACGTTTTTGAAATCTTTCCGTAGCACGCTTGTTATTCTTCTGTATATTCTCTTTTTTCTTTGATGCTAACCGTATATGGGCGTTCTTATGGCACTCATGACACAAAGAGCGAAGATTATTCACATCAAACATCAGATATTCCATGCCGTCAACGCTTGAAGCCGCCTCAACCGGTACAATATGATGAACTTCCGTTGCCGGTTCTACTACTCCCCTTTCATTACAATCTTCACATATTGGAAAAGCATTTATCTTTTTCTTCCTCAATACCTTCCATTTCGGTGATTGTATCATCCTGTTATAATCCGCATTCTTGCTCATAGCTCATTTACTGTTTTATGTTTTAGACGCAGGGGGGTATTACCATAATCAACTTCCTGCTTCATTATCTTGAACTCATCCTCTACGCTTCTCTTGATATCGTCCGAGTCCTTCTTTTCCATCATGATATATTCCAGTATCTTCATGTAGTTACACTCACCTATATCATTGCCGATACTCTCTATATGTCCGACAATGTTTGGAAATAGCTTTCTTATTACTGAGCGTATTACACTTTCAGTATTAGATGTAATACTCTCCTTATCTCCATTCAACACAATACGCTTGCACACATATCCCTTTCTACCTATCTCACTGAATATATTAATACTTTCAACTAGTTTCATTCCCCTATTACCACCAGGCTTAGTAGTGATTATCCGATTCTTCTTGTTTTGATATCCTTCGAATATCTTAGCAAACTCGCTTATCTCATCACTGCCTTCTATCTCTTTATCTGCATATTTTAAAAATGCAGATAGTAGATATTGCATCAGTTCGTATCTACTTTCAAAACCACTTTCCTTAACTATCCTGTCTATCCTTTCTGCTGTTTCTGGGGAAACCTTAGATTGAATACTTACAAATTTCAACTGTCTTTTATCTTTCATAATCCTTCTATAATTTTACTTTCTAAAAAACATATCTCCTGAAATAGACCGTGCCGTATCATCACCAGTTAACCGGATGTACCGGAAGAAGTTCTGTTCGCTACGATGCCCAGTCAGTTTCATTATCTCGAACGTTTTCATCCGTCCGGTCAGATACATGTTGGTAGCCGCACTCCTTCTAGCTGTATGGCTGCTGATTAGTTCCCATTTCTCACGGGTGACAGTTCTTAGTTCACCGCCCTGGGTGTAAGAGTAGGCAACCTTATCATTCAGTCCAATTTCCTTCATTATCACTTTCAGATACTTGTTGAAGTATTGGATGCATAGACCATTAGGAACACAACCGTTGTACTTCTCGAATATCTCTTTCACATAATCATGAGCCGGAACCTTAACATCAACGTTAGTTTTCTTTGTCCGAACCATGATATAACCGTTTATCAGGTTCTTACTTGTCAACCTTGAATAATCGGAGTAGCGAAGAGCGGTAAGACATCCTATAACAAACATATCCCTAATTCGTTCCTTGGCTTTCCGTTTATCCTGCTTCTCAAACTTGTAGTAGTATATCCTAGTGATTTCATTCATTGAGAGAAAGACCGCATTTGTCGGCTCGCATTTCAAATCAATCTCATCGTAGGTATTATCTACTGCATAATTGTATTGCGATGCTCTACGGACAAGTGTTTGCACTTTCAGAATATATCCGACGATGGTGTTATGTCGTAGACCTTGGTCTTCCAAATAGACAATGAAATCATCTAAGAATTCAGCCGTTACAGAATTGGTGAATATATCGCAATCATATTCTTCTGAGAAGTTATCAATGTGTTTTATGATAGCATCATAGACGGCCGCATAGTGTTCAGACTTGCGTCTGGATCTCTTTTCAAGTACTTCCCGGATGAAGTCTGTGAAGTATATTCCTTCAATGGGCTTCGATTGCCGGAAGCGGTTAATGTAGTCCTTACGTACTTGGACAGTAGGGACCGGTTGTGATAATTGTAATGCTTTGGTCGTATCATTTTAAAGGGTTAATAATTATTTTTCATTAAACTCCGGAATATATATCCAGTGAGTGACTCCTAAAAGCCCAACAAGAGACTCTACTTCTGTATTGATTACAACTAAGAATCTTCTATCGGAAGTAGCTACAATAACCTCATATAAAGATTGTCCATCATTTGTTTCCGGTAATCTTTCTTCTACACTTATCCATGGGGATTTTGGATGTTCATCAGCCCATAATGCACCTTCTATAAAACCGATACCAAATGCATTATTTACTTTTGTCTGACGTAAAACAATAGGACTAAATACATTTTCCTTACCTCCATCTAAAGCAGCAGAGATAATACGGATTTCTCTTTCTGTAAATTCAATCATTTCTATTGTTGTTTTACTCTAATTGATTTAAAATTTCTCTTTGAATAATCTCCTTTGCACTGAAACCGAATAAACCTTTCTTTTGCTCGTGAAATTCCGCAATAGGTATTTCGTTAATGTAGTAATAGAAAGCTTCGTAGCCATCCGCAAAATTGCGGGAAAGGAAACCATTTGGGTGAGTGTTCATATATCTTTCAATAGCTACTATCATTCTTTTGGCATAGCCGGGAAATATCTTAAACTCTAATTGCATCTGCTTAAAATTGCAAAGAGGACAACCAACACACCCATGACGGTTCAAATTGTATGGAGCATCGTAATATTTTGAATAGGGCAAACCGCGCTTACGAATGTAATTCCAGACATCTTCTTCCGTCCACGTAAGAATAGGAAGAATATGCTTTGCACCTTTCATCCACTTACGTGTATCGCATTGTTCCGGCTCGTAATCTTTCCGTTTCCGGCTTTCAGCGACTCTCATTCCTTCAATACTACGTTTGCCAATTCCATAACGTTCTTTTAATACTTCACAGCAGAACCTACGCAAGCGGGACGGAAAGCCTTTCTCCTCAATCAGTTTGAAGAAAGATTTTTCCGGGTGCATAATTTGCACTTGTGAATAGTTCTTCTTTATAAAGCTAATTGTTCCCGGCGGGTCTACTGTGGTGTTGGCGTAGATGGCGTTATACTTAATGCCTGCCCGTTCTGCAAGGTCAAGAATAACAACGCTATCTTTACCACCGGAAAAGCCGAGATTTAAGGGTAAATCGCATTCCATGCTACAAAGAAAGTCGATTGCTTGCTGCTCCTTTTTATTCATTGCTTTATTTGTTTTGAAGGTTATTTCCACCTTGTAACTGTTGAAAAGTCACAAGGT